GTCCTCAAAAACGAAGTCAAGGATAAGGATCTCCAGGTATTGATGCTGGCCGTCTTGACCGATGATTCGGAGGAGTTGGACACCAAAAGCGCTTGAAGAGGAGCTTAAAAAGGACGGTTACCTGCGCATCCAGTTTTTCGTTGCCGAAAAGCTCAGCCTAACGTTGAGCGACCTGCGCAACCGGATGACAGACACCGAACTCTTGGGCTGGTTCACCTACTTCAAGATCCAGTCGGACGAAGAGCAAGCTGCCTACGAAAAAGCCAAGCGCGGCCGCCGCTAACCCGGCGGCTTTCTAACGGGATAGACTGCTAAACAGAAGTCCGTCCGGCCAGCGTGGCTTACCAAGCCGATATTTTAATTAACGTACGCGGCTTCCAAGATCTGGCGCGTATTCAAAAACAATTAGAAGGTACTGCCCGCAAGATTGATGAAGTAAATGAAGCAGCCGCCCGTATGGGCGCACCAAACAGAACCATCGAGCGTTTTTCCGCTCAACTACAACTTGCCGAACGGTCACTCCAAAAAGTTGCTATTGGCTCTGTACAAGAACAACGTGCAATCAGTAACTATGTAACCGCTTTAAACAATTCGAATGTAGCGAGAGACCGACAAAACAAACTTATTCAGGCAGAAATAAACACACGTAACGCGGCTACAAATGCAATTCGCGCAAATGTAGAAGCCAATATCGCAGAAAGCCAAGCTTCTAGAGCCGCTCGTGCCGAAGCCCAACAATTAAACGCGCAGCTTATACAACAGGAGCGTCTACGCAGAAAACTCGCTGAGCGCGGGCTCATGCAACTTAGTGGTGGCGGCGTCGCCAAAGGGGTTGCCGACGCCGGCTTCGGTGTACAAGGACCAGCTCGTCCACCAACAAAAAAACCTACGGGTCTTCAAGCCCCAGGCGTCATGGACGCCATTTTGGGTGGCGGCTTCCCGATGCTGTTCGGCGGCGGCCCCGGCGCCGTTCTGGGTGGCGCAGCCGGAGGTTTTATTGGTGGTGCTATGGGCGGCATGGCCGGCATGGCCCTCAGCATCGGCCTATCTGCCGTGGGGCAACAATTAGACGCCGCCGTTGTAAAAGTAAAAGAAGTAGGCGACGCCATCAACGCAATCAGCACTAATGATTTGCGCGATAGTTTTATCGTCGTTAACGCAGAGCTTGATACCACAGTACGCCGTCTACTCGAAGCGGGTCAAATCGACAAAGCCCGCGCCACACTTGCCGCTGAAGTAGCAGCTCAGACTGGCGCAAGCACGCAGGCCATTTCTGGCGTTACTGCTAGCACCCAAAAGCTATTTACTGCGTGGGATCGCTTTACTAGCGCGGTCTCGACGACAGCCGGAATCATAGGGCAACCGTTACTAGACGGTTTAACAGCGGTATTGAATGTTGTGACCTTGGCTGCACAAGGTGCAAATACACTACTAAGTCTTTTCGCCAAAGTAGGTCCAATCTTAGAAACAGGCCTTGCACCATTATTACCTATTATTCCTTTACTTAAGCAACTATCAAATGCTATGCCTAGTGGAGTAAATGAAGGCGTAGAAAAGCGTAAAGCTGCTTTAGAGGAAGAAACAGATAATCGTATGTACAATCTTGTCCTAATGGGCAAACAAGAACGGATAGACAAACGGATGAATAGAGGTACAACGGCAGCAGCCCAAATACAGAATAACGAACTGGATCGCCAAAAACAGATCAACTCTTTAGTTGCTAAGAGAGATGCAGATCTACGTGCTGCACGTAAAGAGTTCGGTGGTGTTGACGATACGCAGTTAGCTGTACTTGAAAAACAGATCCAAGTTGAATTCAAACTTAATCAAAGGCTCGTGGAGCGCGAGGCACTCCGTAAACGGGAACGCTTGGAACTGGAGCAAACCCTAGATGTAATTCGTGCTACAGCAACGGCAGAACTCGGGGCAATTAACCGTAAAGAACAAATTCGCCAACAAGATTTAAAACTATCCCAAGCTCTTCTCGAATCGGGGCAAAACTCTACCCGTCTAGAGGAAAGTAGTGCAAATAGTCGTCTTAAGGGTTATCAAACACAACTAAAATTTAGTACATCACTAAACGAAACATACGCTATATACGGCGCTATGTCTAATAAAGTAAACGAAATAGCCTCTACACAACAAGAAAGTGCACGAAATGAAGCTGAAATGACAAAATTACGTGCAGACGCAAGTGTGCGTGAAGCTGTAGCGGAAGCAGACCGTGCTAGTGTAATGGCCAGGGCTGCTGAAGCTGATAAAGAGGCTTTACGTGCCGCTGGAGACCTTACAGCATTAAAAGAAGTAGAGTTGAACAACATTATTGCTCAAGAGGCAATAGCTCAGCGCAATATAGGTATAACGCGAGAAACAGCTCAACTAGCTAAAGAAGATGCTGATGCCCAACTTGTAGTTTCAAAGGCTCTTATCGAAAGAAATAGACTTGAAGAACAACGGGCTATTACTGTACAAAAAGTAGCTGCCTACGCTGCTGACGCAGCACGCCAAACTGAGGCTTTCAATCGTGCCGCAAATGAGGCCACCAATGCTCTTAACAATCGCCTACAAGTAAGTGACGCTTTAACACAAACAGCATTACAAATAAACAACATTGAAATTGAAAGTCTTCAAAACAAACTGGCTCAGGCCAAAACTGAAGGTCAGCGTATTGATATTTTGGATGCTATTCGAGAAATTGAAATCGAAAATGCGCGTATAACGCTTGAGTCAACTCGTACACAAATACGCGCAGAAGTAGAACGTCAGCGCATCGCCCTGTCCATGGCGGAAGTCAAATACAGGGAACTCCAGTCCGTAGTCGCTTTGGCACGTGCACAAAAAGTCCTAACGATTGATCACATCGAAGCACTGCGTGCTCAAGAATCCGCTCTCCGAATTGCAAAAGATAACTACGCAACTACGCTTCGTGTTGCCGACGCTCAATTACGTGCAGCAGATGCGGTATACAACGCTTCTGTTAATGCTGCAAATCTCAAAGCCAGCATGGAAGGTACCGCAGCCGCTGCCGAGCGCACAGCAGCCGCACTCCAGCAAGCCACAGGCACTGGAACAGCATCAACTCCGGCGCTGATTGCATTTGGCGAAGCGGGTAAAAACCTCGAATTTGCTAACGCCTGGTATGAACGTCTTAAGCAACTAGACGCCCAAACTGGCACTGTCGCCGGCAAGCAACGCGACTACAACAGAGCCTTTGAAGAATTCTTGGCACTGGCTGAACGGTATAACCGCATCCAAGCCGGCCAACGCCGCCAGCAAGCCCAAGCTGAAATTAGCGATCTAGGCTTCTACATGCCAGGAGCTGGTAGCAGTTCCAGTCGCGTATCCTCTGCCATGGAGCGCTTCGGTCCTAGCAGTGCTGGCGGCGCTGGTTCTGCAGGAATCAATCCGCAAGTCAGCATTACGACTGGTCCGGTGATGCGCATGGGCGATCAAAACTACGTTTCCCAAGGCGATCTAATGTCTGCGACAAGCTCCGCCGCAAAGCAAGGTGCTGCACTGGCACTCTCCAGGCTGAAAAACGACCCGGAAGCCCGTAGGAGCGTTGGTATTCTGCGATGACAACAGCCCTAGCTACTTATCTACAAATCACAACTGCAAACGGCACAAGTGTGTACAAGTGGCAAAGTTTTTGGCCCGATCAAACAGTTGATACCTACACTTTTTATCCGTTTGATGTTGGGTCTTTGATTTCTGCCCGCAACAGTATGCAGACAGATCTGGACATACGTTTACCGATGAACGCCACCACAGTGGCGCTAGCGGAGACGGGAATCGAGGATGGTTACTTAGCCACCGTCACGCTTTACAAATTCACGCTGGCACCTGGCGATACACTGCCCGCCAGCAAAACCGCTATCGCTGGCTATACAGGCCAAATCATCGGCGCTAGTCTTGATCAGACTGTCCTAACGCTGACACTTGGTTCCCCACTTGATGCCAGGGAAGCCCAAGCACCACCCCGTAAATTTACAACCGCTCTCGTTGGAACACCTCCGCTGGTGTAAACGCTAATGACAGTCCCATCCAAAAATCCAACATCAGCGATTGCGGTATCTGTCTCCAGAGACGAACTCGGAGCAATTAAACAATCTCGTTCACCAGACGACGCATTTCTCAACGCACAAAAATACGTTGAAATCGGTCTTCCGATTCCGATTGTATTTGCCAAACAGATTAGTGGTGTAGGCGGTGTCTGGCTTTACCCTTATGGCATCCGGTACGGCTCACAGTACAACTCAGCTCTTGGCACAGATAGTTCTACTGCATACGTAATTAGTGAAGGCCAACTAGGTGCTATTACTACAGCCGACATTTATAAAGGGCAAATACTTCTATCCGACATACCAAATAGCGCAGCAACTACGGCGTACGGCAGTATCCCAACAGCTGGTTTTAACTACACAATTTCTGCGGAAGTTCTAAAAAATGTAGATTTTTACGTTGCCACAGCTGTCACTACTTCTCCTTATACTTTAACACAAACAAATGCCACCTATATTTCTATCGAAAACCTTCGGGTATTCACACCATCATCAAGTGTATCGCAACAATTCAGTTACACGTTGACTGCCGACGGCGTGACTATCGCCACCAGTGGAGCCAGCACTGTTTCATCTCTTAACTACACCACTACATTCACAAGTTTAAAAACTTTAGTCCTTACTATTATTCCTAGCGCAGCACCCGCTGGCACGACACTTTACAGCCGTTTTGTTGTTCAAAAACTGGTTGCTGCAACACCAGAAGATAGCCTGGCATATTCAGGTGAACCGCGTACACCAGGTTCCGGCGGTACATTTGCAGGTCTGACGTGTCTTGCTGTAAAAGGTTCCTTTGTTGGCACAGCCGGTTATAGCACTTCAAGTATTGATAACTTCTCTTCGAGCGTAGTAACGCAAGTAACTATAACAAAAAATGGTATTACAAAACTTGACATTGACAATCTACGTGTACTTAGTGGGATTGTCAGTCAGCAGTTTGCGTACGATATTTACGTAGATGGAGTATTAGCGGATGGTACGTCAGCTACAGCCACTGTATCGGTTTCTTCTCTCAATTACACGCGCACTTATTATGAGGCGGTAGATGTTCAAATCATTATTAGTCATCCTAGCGGAGGTAGTTTCCCGGGCGGTTCAACGCTCACAGCCACTATTACAACAGAAGCATCCGCAGAGGCCAATGCTGTTTCTGCACTTTCTCAAGATTCACTACGCTGCTTGGTCCGCAATGGTATTCAGGTCTACAACCTTCTCACTACAAGCACGGCTAGTAGCAGCAACTTTTTAGACCTCGCTTACTACTTACTTCAGCAGGCAGATGTGCCCGTGGGGCTAATCAACACTGCTGACTTTACGGCTGCCGCTACATTTACAAATTATCACTCAATGTACTTCAACGGAGCACTTACTGCAGCAACAAACTTAAAGACTTTTTTTGAAGAAACATCACCCTTTTTCTTGCTGCGCAGTCTGACCGTAGACGGAAAATACTCTTTCAAACCTGTTCTGCCAGTCAACGGAAACGGTAGCTTTAACGATGGCGTAATTACAGCTGTCCACACATTTGACATGGACGACATCACAGAAGGTAGCTATAGCCGAACATATATTCCATTTACTGAGCGTAAAAGTATTTGTGCTTTGCTGGAATGGCGCAATCAATCTTCTACGGACGTCATTGGCAACATGCTGGAAGTGCGCTATTCCGGTGAAGCCCCGGATGGTCCGTTTGAGTCGTACGACATGTATAACTTCTGTGTTTCCGAAGCACACGCAGCACTTATTGGTAAATATATCCTTGCAAGCCGTAAACACATTACCCATACAGTGAGATTTTCTACAACTGTAGATGTCTTAAATCTGACACCTCTGGACATCATCAAGATTGACTGGAACTATGCAGACGCTCTAGATACAGCAGGTGGTGAATCGTATTTTTACCAAATTGACACGATCACTGAAGTAACTACAGGTGAAGTAGAAGTTACGGCAACACATTTCCCAATAAACGAAGAAGGAAAAAGCACGATCATTGCTGACATCCTCACAGCCAGTTACACTGAAGATTAAAGGAGGACAAGTCTGTGGCCATCGCCAACTTCCCAAGCCTGGCACCCACAACTCGTGCTTGGACTCCTGGCGTCCCACCATCCTCACGCTTCAGCTCGCTAAACGGAAAAGAAGTTCGCATCTTGCACGGCACCACACCCGTAAATACCACGCTGGTACTGCAGTTTGAAAATCTCACAGAAGCAAACGCGAAACTGATCACAGACCACTACGAACTTGCCCGTGGTCCGTTTGAACTTTTCTCCCTTCCCGCACAGGTCTACGCGGGTTTAAGCGTTTACAACAACATCCAGCCCGCCCTTACCAGCTGGCGCTACTCCACCACACCATCCGTAACTTATCCAAGTCCCGGTAT